TCTTCTGTTTCAAATACTATATTTGATAATTTATCTACTTCTCTTGTAATTGATACTACCATATTTGATAACAGATTTAACTTGTGATATATCTCACTTCTTACATCATCTGCTTCATTTGATAGCTCTTTAATCTTATTCCAATATTCTATCTTATCTATTGGTATCATCACTGTACTTGAAAATGGTAACTTCTCTTGTATTATATTTTTCTTTAAGGCTTGTTCCATTCTATTGAACTCATTTATGTAAGCCATTTTGTAGTCATTGTATCCTTGAATATTAAACATATATAATGTGAAACCATCTTTTGTTAAAAGGTATTCTCTATATGTTCTATTTTTTCCATCCTTATAATAATTTGATATTATTAGATTTTTTAAATCTACGCAAATGTGCGTTGATTGATTTTTTAATCTACCCATATTTGGGTTGATTAAAATTTTATCTAAATCTCTTAATACATCACTGTGTCTTTTACCTAATTGTTTTGCTACAATTCTGCTACTCACTACATAAAAATTTTCTTTTTTTTCTAATGTAACTACATAATTCATTTTTATTCCTCCTATAAAATTTGATTTATAGGAACAAAAATAGTATAATATTATTGACAGTAATATTTACTATTAGAGTTCCTCTTATCTTACTTTGAGTGGATGAAGGAACTCTTTTATATTTTTAGTTTTTCTATAATTATTTTTTTATCTTTACTTAACTCTATTTCCACCTCTCTTTCACTTTCATTAATTTCTAATTCCCTCAACCAAGGAATAGGAATAGTTATCTTAGCACTTTTTCCGTTTCCTGCCTTATGGAAAATAACTCTAGCTTTTCTTTTTTCTTCCATAAAATACACCTCTTTTTCAGTAAGATACTTATATTATATATGTTAGTATCTTACTTGTCAAGAGAAATTTTTAAAAATAAAAGAGAGATTTTACTCTCTCTTAAATTTTTTGTTTTATTTATAATCCGAATATAGTTTCAAAGGCATTTTGAAAAAATCCTTTTTCTTCTTTTTTCTCTTGTGGTGGATCTTCAATAGGTGTTTGGTATCTTTTTAAAGCTTCACGTTCAGCTAGTTCAGCACTAACAGGATCTACATAAGTTGAAGGTACTTCATTATTATCTGAATTTGTTGAAGTTTCTACTTCTCCTTTATATTGAGTTGCTATATAATTTATAACTATTCTTTCAACATCAGAAGTAGGTACTGTACTTAACCACTCACTATAAAAATCATCATATTTTTCTCTAAAATATCTACTCCAACTTGAATCAAATTTTAAAGTTCTAAAAAGTTTAAACCATTCTTTTTTAGTAGCGATTCTTTTTTCTCCATCAGGCATTTCAAGAGTAACTTTTTCTTTTAAATTTATTCCTTTAAATGTGGGAACTGTTGCTATTTGTTGTCCACCACCAGTAACTTTAAAATAAACATCAAATCTATCTTGATATTCATGTCCAACTAATTTCCTGTAGCCTTTATACTCCCCTTTTTCAACTGGAACATCATTTAATTCAGCCATGATGTTGAATGAAAGTAAAAGCATTAAAAATAATAAAAATCTTTTCATAAAATCCCCTCCTAATAGTTATAATATTATTTGTACTATAAATATTAGAACTTGTCAAGGGATAATACAAAAAATGACAATTTTAATATAATTACAACCTCTTTTAACAGAAAAATTTTTAAATATGATATAATTTTTCTCAGGAGGTGAAACTATGAAAGATTACTTTGTCAGTGTTTACCAAGTTCTAAAAGCTATTGAAGAAAGTTCTTACAATAATTCATTTGACTATGATGAAACTCTTAGTTTAGAAAAATTAAAACTGAAAGAATCCGAACTTATGGTAATTATTGAAAATATCATTGATGATAAACTTGTAAAAGGTCTACTTATTATTCCAGGTATGTCGGGTTTTAAAGCTGCAAACCCAAGATTAACCACAAATGGATACTCTTATTTAAAAGATAATTCTGAAATGAAAAGAGCCTATAACTTTTTAAAAGAAGTTAAAGGCTGGATTCCTGGTTTGAGTTAAAAAAAATTTTTATTGTTTTAAATGCTAATTCATTATTTTCAAACTTTTTATTAAGATAAAACTTATTATCAAAATAAGATTTTAAGTTTTTCCATTCTTGAAGTGATACTCCATTCATTGCTTCAAGAATTTTTTTTATTTTTTTATCCTTCATAGTTTACCTCCAGTTAAAAGAAAAAGAGAGTTAAAAAACTCTCTTGATTAATCTTTAATATTATATTCTTTTTTCACTTCTTTTATTCTTTTTTCTAATTCTTTTTCATATTCTTCTTGAGTAAAAACACCTTGTTTAAAAAGAATTGACATATGTAATTTTACAGCACTCAATCTTTCTTCATAAGTCGATTTGGAATATCCTACTACAATTGGCGGTGTAGTATCGTTCCATCTTGAATCAGTAAATAAGCCTTCTTTTTTCTGCTTTTCTTCAAATTCTTTTTTTAATTCCTCAAAACTTTTACTACTCATAATTCCTCCATTTGAATAAAATGTTTTCCTTTTATTTCTATTCTTTGTAGCACTTTAAACTTTTTACCTCTTTCAAATAAAACTTCTTGTTCCAATTTATTTATGGTAGTTATATTTCTTGCTGTTTTTGAAATTATTACTATCTGTACTTCTCCACTAGGGTTATACATATCGCCTATGGTTGCGGATGTATAAGCAGGATATATAATTTCATTATCAATGATATAAGGTTTTAAAAATTCTTCTAAAGCTTCTTTACCTTGTAATTGAAAACTTAAACTTCTAGTAACTTGTCCTTCATATATAGGTATTTTTTCAAGTGCTTCATCTAATAATTTAACCCATTCTTTTTGGTCTTGAGTTAAATTTGTTCCATTTCTAAGTGCTTCATTTATCTTATAGGAATCTGATCCAATATATTTCATTATAGCAGATTTTTGATTTAAAGTTAAACCTAACTCATCTTTTTTAACATATTGATCTTTCCATTCCTTATAATTCATGTACTTAACTTCTTTATACTCTCCATTTTCATCTCTTGATGCTCTTGTAGGCTCATCATCAAAGTATGGAGCTATAACTGTTCTACAATGAGAATGAAAAGGAGGCACTGTTACTCCTATTTCCTGGTCCGATATATTAAAAACTTTTCCATCCATTTCTTGACAAATTTCAGAAGTATGTAAATCCAAAGTTGCAACTATTTCATATTTCTCAACATCTATACTTTTGAAAGCTTCTATTTGTGCTTTTGAAGCATAAGCAGCAGATTCTGTTTCTAGTAATCTTCTTGCAACATACTCTTTATTTTTTATCTTATCAGAAACAAATTTAGATATATCTTCAACAGCTTCATCTAATGTACTACCAGTTATAAAAGATTGAGTAATTTTAGTTCTCAATGTATTTATTAATTGTTCCTTATCTTGCCAAATCCTATCTGAAAAAGTTTTCCCATCTTTTAACCAAGGCTTTCCTATGACTTGATTAATCTTATTTCTATCTAAAGTAGCAAAACTTGTTTTAAGATTAAGACCTTTTGAAATTTCATACAATGAGTGATAATAAGTATCTTCATAATTCTTTATTAAATAATCTTCTAGCATCTCATTTTCTTTGTTTCTTAAAGTTTCAATACTATTTTTAACTTGAAGTTGTAAAGCCTCCAATCTTTGAATATGTACTCTTGCAGAAGCATTTTCAAGTTCTTTTTTCCAAGCTCCACTCTTAGCTTTTTGAGTATATTCTGCTAAGGTCCATTTGAATTCTTTTAATTCATCTTTAGTTAGTAACTTTTTAGCATCTGTTAATGATATTTGATTATTATCAGCTATTCTAATATACCATTTTTCAATATCACTTTTTATCTTATTTTCAGCTATTTTATATTGTTTTTCTATTTCTTTAGTATAAGCTTTATTTGATATATTTCTTTGTTTCTCTTCTTCTTCAAATCTTTTAGTCCAGTAATTACTCATCTAAATCAGAAACTTTTTTAGTTCCAAAATCTCCTGGATAAGGATCTAATTCTTTATTTTCTTTTTCAACTTGTTTTATTTCTTCATCAACATTGTTAACCCAAGGATGTTGAGTTATTATAGTTTTTTGAGATATGATACCAACACTAGCCTTACAATTATTAATTGTTTCAGATTCATTTACTAAAACATCTCTATTAAAAACTATTTCAAGAGTTTCATTAATATTTAAAGCTTTATTTATGAACCACATCAATTCTTCAAAAGAAGCTTGAAATTCTACTTCCATTTGATTAGCATCTAAATCTATATCAGAATACATAGATTGAATATTCATCTCATTAGGATTATTTCCAAGCCTTTCATCTTTAGCATCAAAGCCTCTTGCATTTTCTATTATTGCTTTTTTGAGTAATTTAATTATTAAAGCATAATTTTCAGAGTTAACTTCTATCTGTAAAGCTTCAAGTCCACCTTTTCCACCATCAGTATTAGTAACTTTTACTGCTCTATATGTTGCTAAGTTTCTTCTAAACTCTCCTAAATTCTCTCCATCATAGTTAGTTAAGATTAAAATTGTACTTCCTGCATCTTCCATCATATTATCTTGAAATTTAGAAATTATCTCATTCAAGGCATCTTGTAAGCATTTTACTCTGCATATCAAAGGTTGTTCTAAATTGTTACTTCTAAAAGGAATTAATGGGACTTTTCCCCAGTTATATGTTTCTTCTCCTATAGCTATGTAATCTGAATGTCCTAAAGGTTTCAAACTATCATTCCAAATAAAAAAGTCTACTCCATTTCCTGAGTAAACTTCTACTTTTTTAACTGGAACTAAACTATTATGTTGAAACTCTAAGACTTCATATAATCTTATAACTAATTCTAATTCATCCTTATTGTTATCCGTCCATATTGGTAATATTTCAGAAGGTTCAAATTTTCTAAATTGTAATTCACCTTTTTGGTTAAAATATGGATATATCCAACCTATACCACCATTAAGAGTATCCTCTCCTAAATTTCTTAAAGTTCTTAGAAACTTATTACCAAATAATTTCAAAACATTTTCATTTTTACAAATAAAAGTTGGTTTCTTAGCTAAAATATAATTAACTTTTTGGTCAACCATTTTTGAATATTGGTTATCCACAAGTTTAGAATTGACTAAGTTATTAATATCTTCTAATCTACCACCTTCTACTATTGCTTTTCTTTTTTTACTTAATATGTCATGACTTCCTTTGTAATATCTTTCTCCATTCACCTGGTCCACTCTAGTTTTTGAAGAAAGCCATTGACTTATTAAATACTCAAGTTTTCTAGTCTCCATATTTTCCACCTTTGGCTTTTTAAAAAGTTTTTTTATCCATTCCCACATTGTAACTCCTTAATCAAAAGATAATCCTGATATTTTATTGCATTTTTCAGCTATCCCTGTAAGGACATCAGGAGCATCATCATGTTTATTTTTTCCTTCCTTCTGATAAGTAGTTATAGCTTTATAAAATTCAGGCCACCTATCAGCCCAATTAACTGGGAAATAAATATGTTCCATAACCCAAGTTGCATTAGATAATATTCTAGCTCTTTTATTTTGAGTTTGATGAAACCATCTAACTTTACAACGATTGCTATTATATTTTTCTAATAAATGTTTATCTACTGCTCTCGCAAAACCTCTACCACCATTGTTTGATTCTATATCAGCTTCTTTTATATTATTCTCAATTAATATTTTAGCTGTTGCTGGTTCTGTTATCTCCATAGGCTCTTTTGTATATAGAACATCTAAAATATATGCTTCTTTGTTATATACCCCATAACAAATAGAACATAAATAATCTTCTCCAGTATCAGCTGTATCTGTATAGTTTTTATATGCTGTAAATAATAAATTGTTATTTGAATCCATAGGCAACTGATTATATGTTTTTATACTGCTATATAATCTACCCTTAATGTCTATTGGCTCTTGCTGATAGTTGGCATATACAATTTCTTTTGCCATGTTCTTAGTTTTAAACTCAAAGTCCTCTAATGATAATGTTCCTTCATCAAGTGGAGTTCCATCATCATTGATAGCTTTATAATTTATATGAACTACATCATCATAGTTAGATAAAATAAAACCAGCTAGGTCATTACTTGCCCACCTGGTCATTATGATTATTAATTTAAAACCTTTTTCTGTTCTTGATAACATAGTATTAGTAAACCAATCAATATGCTTTTCAAGGACATTAGAGTTATATGCTTCCTCAGAGTTTTTTATTAAGTCATCTATAACTATTAAATCTGCTCCAAATCCTGTTGCAGTTCCTGTTGGAGATGTAGCTAAATAGTTTGCTACTTGACTTCCTTCCAAAGCCCATTTGTTCATTGAGGCTTCTCCATACTTAATCTTAGTATCAGGAAATATATCTCTATAAACTGTTACCCCTTGTGTCTGTTCTGTTGCTATCATATCTCTTACTTGTTTAGCAAATGTAGAAGAAAGAGTTTCATTATATGATCCTGTCATAATTTTTAACTTATTATTTCTTCCTAACAACCATTGAACAAATAAGGTTGCTGTATAAGATTTACCGAATCAGAGTCGAGGGGGCATATTAATAACTAATATTTTTTTATTAGAATCAATAAAACTTTGTAACTGATTACATAAATCTTTTAAATATTCTTTTTTATCATTATAAAAACCTTTTTTACCTAGTAATTTACAATAATACCAAAAATCTCTCCTAGCTAATTCTTTTTTAGCTTCTAATTTTATTAATTCTTTATCATACACCCCCACAACACCTCCTTTAAATAAAAAAAGCACCTAGAATTAACTAAGTGCTTTACTGATATTATTTATTTAATGCTAACATTGAGTTTAAGTTCATATCTCTACCCTCAATCTTATTTATATTGTCTTCT